CCGAAGTTCGCCTTCCACCACTGGTTCGCACCACTCTGCGTGTGCGAGCAACCGGCTGACCCCTCGGTCAGGTGGTCGGTCGCCTTATTGGCCGTGCGTGCCCCGTCTTGGTCCGTGGACTGGGTCGCCGTGTACTTGGACGGGTGCGGGTTGGTGTACGTCCCGGCACCAGCGTTCAGGCCGAGGGCGTTGAACACACCGTTGAACCCGTTGACCGACCACGGCCACGTCGTCGGGTAGGTCAGGGCGATGAACGTGTCGATGGACACGATGCCCCCACCGAGGTCGGACACATACAGGGCACCGAACCGAATCTCGGTCACGTCATCGACGCTGACGCCGTGGCTGTCGGACACGGTGATGGACCCACCGCCACCACCGGCTGACCCCTGCACGTAGGTGACCAGCACCTCGGCGAGGTTGGCCGGTGGTGCATCGAAGGCCAGCGATGACCCGGTGATGGCGTAGTCGGCAGGCAGTGCCTGCACACCGTTGATGGTGACCACGGCGATGCCACCGGGTGGGGCTGCCGTCAGGGCAAACGTCGTCAGGATGCCGTTGCCGATGAAGGCGTCCTGCGTCAGCGTTCCTGTCGGACCAGCGGGCCCTGCCGGACCGGCGGGACCAGCCACGCCGCCACTGAGTTGGGTGATGGCGAAGGACAGGAACAGGCGGATGTCGGAGGCGTGGCCGTATGTGGCAGCCGATGCCGTCGTGAACTCGACATAGTCGCCAGCATTCAGGTACGCGATGGCCGTCGAGATAAGGCCGTTGAGCGACGTGCCCGGCTGGTTGTACGTCCCACGGATGTTGGTCGTGCCGTTCACCCGGAACTGCGTATCGGACGCGCCCGCGCTGGCACGGTAGGCGTTGGCCACGAGCAGGTAGTAGCCGCTCACCGGGATGGTCAGTCGAGACGGGTTCGCCGCATCGTGGAAGCCGCTGGTGTCGAACTCCTCGGCGTCGTACGCGAACGCTGTCATGCCGCTCGTGGTCTGTACCGTGGTCCGGTAGACCTTGGCCCCGGCGAACGCTGCGCCACCACCGCCGCCACCAGCAGCCACGGTGCCCGGCTTCCAGATGCTCCCGTCCCAGACCAGCGCCTGCCCACTGGTGGGCGGAACGGTCGACGTGTTCACGTCGGACAGGTAGTCGAGCGGGATGGGCGGCAGGTCAGCGAGCGTGAGCGGTGGCCCGTAGATGTTCTCGCCGGTGTTCACCCACTCGGCGGTCGTCTGGTCGTACTCCCAGATATCCCCCGTGTCGGCGTCGATGTAGGTGTGGGTCGCGTCCGTGTTGACCGTGGTGGTGGGCGGCGTCGGTGGCGGCGTGCCCGGAATGGCCATCCACTCGACGGTCACCACGCCGTCGCACTGCGGTGCCCACTGCCCGTTGCGGGCGAGTCGGTACTGGGTCGGTGTGCCCCACGATGGATGGGCGTGGGTCAGGTCGGCGTACGCCCAGCCACCGGTGCCAATCTGTGAGTTGTCCACCCACCCGTGGACGTTGCTGCCTGCGTTGTAGCCCCACACCTTGTCGAACGTGCCGGTGCCACCGACGCCCCATGCGAAGCCGGGATGGAGGACGACGCCGCCCGACCCACCGTCACCGTCGAGGTCTTGCAACTGGAGTTCCAGCGCACCCGACTCGGTCCATGGATAGGTCGATGACGCCACGACCGTCCACGTCCCACGAGCCCGCAGCGCGTAGCCCGACGAACACAGGTTGACCTTGCCGGTCATCCAATGCATGTGCCCGCCGATGGACGCACCCGGCGCGGCGGTGACCGTGTGGGTAACGGCGGGACAGGGACCGGTGCCGCCCGTCGTCGTGACGGGCGGGCCATGGCCGAGGGCCCACTCGGGGTCGTCAAGGATGGGGATGGACGGGAGCAGGTCGGGGTTGGGCGGGACGGTGTCCTGCCGTGGGGAGATGGACAGGTCGAGGTCGGTGTGGCCATCGGGATAGGACGACCACGTCCAGCCCCAGATGGTCCAGTAGTGGGAGCCCCAGCGGGTGGTGTCGACGACGCCCCGCTTGATGACGATGGGAATGTCGTCGGTGATGTTCCAGCCATCCTTGACATCGAGTGAGCCGACCCGGATGCCGATGGCCAACTGCTTGCCCACCTTGGAGATGGACATGGCCTGCTGCCGTGCCCGCCGCCGGAGGTCGTTGAGGTCGGCCAAGTCCTGATACACGACCGACTGCGGGAACGCGCCCCACGTGGACGGCGCGATGCCCGGGGCGGGCTCCTTGTGGTAGAAGGTCTTGGCCCCGGTGGCCGTTCGCCCGATGGCGTTGAGGCTGGTGCCGAAGTCACCGAAGGGCACGGTGCGGAACCCTTGGATGAGCCCGCCGTACTCCATGCGCAGGTTGTCACGAGCCGGGGCCAGTGGCTCGATGACCCGCCAGCGATAGATGCCGTCGGCACCCTTCTCGCAGATGATGCGGGTGCGCTTGCCGGTGCCTGCCCGGTGTGACTCCAACAGCCCGGCGATGAACGGCAGCCGTGACTTGAACGAGGCGTACAGGTCCAGCACCGCGTCCATCTCGACGATGTCGCCGACCTCGATGAACCCGACCGGGCTGTTGGCCGTGGCTTTGGCCCTCGCCAACTGGTCGGCCACAATCTGCTTGATGGTCTGCTGGACGTACTTGCCACCACCCTTGGTCGTGGGCAGGTCGGCGTTCTGTGGGTCGTACCGCTCCTCCTGCGACAGCATCAGCAGGCCGAGGTAGTCGGTCCCGTAGAAGACCACCTCGTCCTCGGTGGCGTCGAAGTCGGTGACGAGCCCGGCGGTCATCTCGCGCCAGCCCTCACCCCGGTACATCTCCAGCGCCCAGTGGGTCTGGTACGGCTCGATGACCGACGCTTGTGGGTGGGTCACCGGGAGCGTGAAGAAGAACTCACCGGCGGCGTTGTAGTACTCGCTGGCCCCGGCGTTGCCCGCATCGGACAGCGTTGCCACCACCGTGCCCGGTCGCCGGTCGGCGTAGGCCACACCGGCGCTGTTCTTCATGTTGCGCACGACGATGCGCCAGCGGTCGCGCTTGCGACCGTAGCCGGTCATGAAGTCGAGGACGCCCGGGTCCGGGTCGTACGGCGCGGTGATGGTGAAGTCGCCGTACACCCACGCGCTCACCCCACCCGAGGAGTTGACCGCACGGATGCGGTACGAGTACCTACCTTCGCCTGCTGGACCACCACCGACCCCGAGGGTCAGGCGTGAACCCCGGTACAGGGTCCGCAGGGTCTGCAGGTAGTCGCCGCCCGACACGGTGACCGGGGAACTCGCCGGGATGATGACGCGGCCTGAATCCCAGTACATCGTCCCGGCGTCCCATGTCGGGTCGCTCGGGACGGTTCGGTCCCTGACTTGGACCTCCATCGAACTTGCCGCCCGGGGGTTGGAGTCGCGGTACGAGACTTGAAAGTAGACGCCGTTGAGCGATGCGCGAGGGGCGTTGCTCGGTAGCGGGTTGGAGACGGTCGGGCTGACCGTCGTCAGGCGCAGTGCCTCGTACGCGGTCATCGGCGTCCACTCGCCCGCGTTGTTCTTGACTCGGGCTCGCCAGATGTACGACACGCCCTTCTGGAGGCTGCCCGGGATGGGCACTTCGAAGATGCCCGCCGTCACCTCGTTGGCGTCCGGTGTCAGGTCGGTCCCGCCGGGCCATACGTTCGTCCCTCCTGCGGTCTGGCGCACCTCGACCGTGTACTTGGTCATCTTGTTGCCAGCACGACCGGGCTCGTACTCGGCGCTGAACATGTTGTCGGGGCTCTCGGCGATATCCCCCACCGGGCCGATGAGGACGGTCTGGCCCGGCCCACCCTTGCGCTCGATGGTGAGGCGAAGGACGGGGTGGTACCCCGTGTTCACATGGTTGTTGCTGCCGACCACCCAGTCACGGTTGGCCCCGGCCTCGCCTGCCTGCAGCATGACCACGCCGTGGTTGGGCTTGTTCAGACCGGCGGCATTGTTGACGAGGACCGACGCCGGTGCCCATGCCTTGACGATGGGCAGGACCGGCACCACGTTCTCGCGTCCGGCGGTCGACGACAGCCATGCGTAGACCTTGTAGTTCTCGTCGGTGGCGATGCCGTTGATGTTGTCGCCCGTCTCGGTTTCCCAGCCCTCCTCGTCACCACCGGCCTCGGTCCATGCGGTCTTCTTGTAGGCCATCCGCAGGTTGGTGTCGGAGGGGTCGATGGCCGTGGTCTTGAACCCGGCGTGGTCGGCAGCGGTGTACAGCAGGAGTTCGGCCTTCTTGACCGCCTTGATGTCGACCCAGTCGATGTCGAACTCAAGCAGTGAGGCGAACTCGGTCCACATGCCGGTGCTGCGCCCACCGATGAGGTGTTCCTCGCCCTTGGCCATCTTCCACTCGCCGAAGGGCACGTCCGCGCTGTCACGGTCACGGCGCAGCGAGGCTGCCTGCAGTGGCGAGAGATACAGAATCTCGTCGGCCATGGCCTAGGCGAACGATTCGCTGTACATCACCCGGGTGTTGTCACCGAACGGACCGGTCGACCACGCCGTGCTGATGGTCAGGTTGCTGACCCCGGGCGGGACAGTGGGGTGAACCGTGTCACCGACGAACTCCTGCAGGTCCATGCGCAGGGCCTCGTGGCTGTCGACCTCCAGCGTGGTCACCTTGAGCGAGCCCGAGTAGCGGATGACCTGCACCTTGTTGACCTGCGGCACGTGCAGCCGCAGCATCGTGGCCCCGATGGCGAACTGGACGTAGGCCCCACTCGGTGACCCGGCCCAGTTGGCGGGCAACTCCAGCAGGATGTCGAGCGGTGCGGGGTAGTCGCCCCGGTTGCGCAGGGTGAAGGTTCCGGCGGTCGTCCGGTACACCCAGATGGGCGGACGCACGTACATCCGGGGGTCGGCGCACTCCAGTTGTGCTTGGAACGACACGGCCCCACCCCGCGTGGGGTCTGCGCCACGGCCCTGCCCCGAGTCCCGGCGGAGCATGAACGCGGGCTGGCCACGGGGGCGGCAACGGAACTCCAGTGGCCGGTAACTGGGGATGGCCGAGCCCGCACCGAAGTCCACGCTGTCGGCGGTGGGCAGTTCGAACTCCAGTGGGAGGTAGCCGTAGCGGGACTGGTCGGCGGCATAGGCGATGGTCGGCGTCAGCGCCGTTCGCACCACCTGCACCCGGTCCTGCAGGTCACCGGGCCCGATGCCGTAGATGGTGCCGCCGAGCCGGATGTAGCGTGCCCCCAAGAACACGTCGCTCACGTCGAGCCCATCGTCCTGTGCCCGCTTCTCCGTATACCCCACGGCCTGTGCGCTGGAGAAGTCGAACTCCTCCAGCAGCACGCCACGACGCAGGCCACCGGGCTCCATGGTGACCGTGTTGAGGTCGACTGCCTCCGAGGCGGAAAGCCGGTAGCGGATGGGCCGGGCCAAGGCGTCGAAGTCGGCCACGGCTCAGGTCACGTACTGGACGGTGGTCATCGGGCTGCGCCGTGGCCGGGCCGACTGCTTGCGCAGCCGCTCGTACGACTGCTCGGCCTGATTGCGCATGCCCTGCAACTGGGTCGGGCTCACGTCCGTGTTGTTGGTGGCCGCAAGCCACTGCTGGTACAGGCCACGGTCCGCCTCCAGCGTCTGGAAGGCGAGCGACTTCACGTGACGCACGACGCACAGGTAGTCGACCGAGTCCTGCAGGTCGAGGATGTCGCTGTCGGCGTCGGGGAAGTGCCGTTCACGGTAGCCGTACAGGGTGCAGGTCACGCCCTCCGGCTGGTGCAGCCGGTGCGTCTCGGCCAGCATGTTGAACCACCACGTCGACAGCACGATGCGGTCGGCGTACCAGTTCCAGCCGTTGCGGATGAGTCCTTCCCCGGTCATGAACGGGATGACCACGGGCAGCCCTCCCGGCCACCGGTACTCAATCATCCACATGTAGTTCATCAGGTCGTAGAGGTCGGGGTCCATGCCAGCCGACGTGTAGAGCGCCGGGTCGAACGGCACCGACAGGAAGTACTCGGCGGGCCGGAACAGTGACAGGTCGGCCAGCGCCTCGGTGATGAAGTCGTCAAGCAGGGCGTCGACGAAGACCTTGCCATCGTCGTCGCGCAGGGACCGGCGCAGGACGGTCTTCATGTAGTCCCGCGTGGGCGGCGTGAACGGCACCGGACCTCACCCCTCTCGTGATGCGAAGTATCTACCCCCGGCGGTGCTGGCTGAGAGACACCGCCGGGGGAGAAGTGAGGGCTACGGGGTGATGTCGGCCCGGAGGTACTTCCACGCGCCGGGGTTGGTGGCCGGGCCCATCGGGGGCGTGCCATCGAACCCGACCGCAGCCAGACCCCACATGCCCTTCCAGCCCACGAGTCCACGCTGGGCCAACGGGTCCGCGTGGTCGCCACCGGGCGCGACCCGGTAGGTCTGGATGGTCTGCCAGTCGCCCCACGCGATGGCCTCGGGGCCCATGAAGATGGTGTTGCCATCCACGGCCCGGGTCGTCTCGATGAAGCGGACGCCACGGAACTTGCCAATCTCGGCGTTGAGAAGGGCAGTCGCGTTGGCGTACTTCTGGGTGTCGGTCCAGCCCAACTCGCCGACCTCGGCCATCACCTTCGCGGCGTCAGCCGGGGAGATGAGGGCGTGGTAGGTGCCGTCGGGGAACTGCGGAATCTCGGCGACCTTCATCGCCGTGACCACGTCGATGATGCGACCGACAGCGGTGGTCGCCGTCGGGGTGTGGGCAAGCCCACCGGCAGCGAGGACAGCAGCCGCGTCCTTCTCCGCCGTGTCGACCGCGTTCCACGCGACCTTCTCGGCTGCCGTCGAATAGAGTTCGAACGGCGACAGGAGCGCGGCGAGGTCCGTGATGGCAACGACCTTGCCCTTCTGGACCCCGGTGTACTCCATGCTGTCGAACAGCATCTTCTCGCTCTCGGGCGGGACGCCTTCAAGCAGGGCCACCGCCGGACTCAGGTCCGCGAAGGCCGAGTACACCATCTTGTTCGTGCCCGGGACGTTCCGCGCCTTGAGGAACACCCCCTGCTGGAGGATGACCGGCTGGCTGCGCAGGTTCTCGATGAGGTTGCGCTGCACCAGCGCCGTCACCACCTGCGAGAACGCCCCCGCGTTGAAACCCGCGTTGCTGAATGCCACCCCCGCAGTACCGGCAGCAAGCGTGCCCGCGTTGGACGGCGGGATGGGCTGGATGTTGACCGCCGCGTCCCAGCCCTGCTGGCCACCCGACGGGCTACCGACACCACCGGCACTACCGGCGGTATTGGCATGCGGCGCGAGGACGTAGCCCGGGATGGACCCGGCACCCTTGGCGTTGGCGGGCCGGTACTCGGCCCAGACGGACGGCATCGCGCCTGCGATGAGCCCGCCGAAGAACTCCTGCATCAGGTTCCCTCTCCTCGGCGGGCCTTGCTCAGGCTATCCGCCGTTGCGTAGCGCCTCCATCCGCGCCTGCTCTGCCGGTGACTGGCGGGCCAACTCCTGTAGGAGTTCGTCCTTGGTCATCTGGTCGAGCGGCTTGCGGGGCCCGTTCGGGGTGCGAGGCGGTTGGTTGGTGTCGACAGGTCCGGTCGGAGCGGGACGGGGCGGGGCACCCACCAGAGCATTCATCCGCGCCAGCGACTCCTCGTTGGCCGATGCCCAGACGGGGTCGGTGGCCGCAATCTCCCCGGCCAGTGCCGGGAACTGCGCCCGCCGGTTGGCCACGGTGGCCTGCCGTCGGACCTGCTCCAGTTCCTGTTGCGCCGCTTCGTACTGCGCCTTGTACGAGTTCCCAGCCGGTGTGGTCCCGTCAGCCGCTGCGGATGGAGTCCCGGTACCCCGGAGTTCTTCGACCTGCTTGCGCAGGCTTTCGACCTCGGCGTTATGGGCTCGGTCGCGCTGGCTAAACCGGTTCCGCCAGATGGCCTCGACTTCCTCGGGTGTCTGGGGCTGGGCTGGAGCGGAGCCTTCGGGCTGGGGCTGCTGTCCTTCGACAGGAGCCTGTCCTTCTGGCTGCGCAACGCCGCCCGAGATGGACGGGTTGTCAGGCGATAGGGCCACCGTGTTACCTCCGTGAGTCTGCCATAGGGGTGGGCCGAATACTAGCCGCCACCCAGCGACTCAGTCACATCCTCCAGTGCCTCCGTCAGTTCAGGCTCCACCTCGGCCTCGACACCACCCACCGGTTGCTGGACGGGGGCCTCGACCGGGCCCTGCTGGGCGGGCGTGGGCGGAACCATCGGGGCCGGAGCGAAGCCCTCCGGCTCGCCGTTCATCTGCAACTGCTCCTGACCCGAGGTGGTCCGTGGCCGGAAGTTCTCGCGCTGCAGGCGCTCCTCCTCGGTATCGGGCACGGCACCGGCGGCGATGTCGAGGGCCAGCCCCGGCCACGAACCCATGGTCTTGACCGTGTCCGCAAGGCCGACCGCCGAGTCGATGGTGTCGGAGAAGATGGACGAGTAGTCAGCGTCGCTGATGGTCTTCCACGTGTCGGCCTCGCCCTCGTTCTCCATCTGGGTGAAGTACGACTCGGCGATGGCCTCGACCGAGCGCCGGGCCCAGTTGGGGATGTTGACCGGCAAGTCCCACGGCAGCCCGGGGATGAACATGGCCAGTGCCCGGAAGGCATCCTCGTTGTCGGCGAGGAACTGGCGCAACTCGGGGTCGTTCTCCTGCTGGAGCATCACGTGCTGGTACATCTTGTTGACGTTCTGGATGCCGACCAGCGGCATCTCCAGACCGAACGGCTTGAACAGCAGGAACTCCAGCATCTCGGGCAGCACCTTGCCCCACATGTAGGACAGCGGGTACATCCCGAAGTACTGGTGGTTGAGGCTGCGTTCCAGCCACGACCGCTCGCTCCGGGCGTTGATGAGTTCACGGCTCACCCGGTCGGCGCGGTGGTGTGAGGCGTACATCCAGCGCAGCGCCAACTCCTCGTCCACGTCGAAGGCGTACGGGTTCTTCGGCGGTGGGGCCTTGGCCGTGTCGTCGAACAGCGAGCCGACCTCGGGCACGAGCGTGCGCTTGCGGGTCTTGGGGCCACGGGGCGGAGCGACCGGCTCCGCCGGGGCGACCATGTTGAACTCGGGCGGCGGCTCCGGCTTGGGGCGGACCGGCACCACGTCCTCGACCGTGCCCACGTTCTTGAGCGACGCCTGCAGGCCAGCATCGGTGAGGTCTTCGGGGATGGTCTTCGACTCCAGCGAGTTGAGCAGTTCGTCCCACGCATCCTGCCGGGCGTCCTTGTACTCCTCCATGTCGCCGAAGTCACGGCGCTCCATGTTCTCCCAGTCGTCGACCATATCAATCTCGTCCTTCACGTCGTGGCCAGAAGCCGACAGACGTTCAAGGTCGGCCCGCATCCGTGGAGCGTTCTTGGCCCCACTGTCGTTCCACTTCGTGTAGACGGCCTTGACCTCGGCCACGTCCGCGACCGGCTCGGCAGCCTTGGCCGCAGCCTTCTTCTGCTTGTTGGCGAGGAACAGGCGACGCTCGACCACGTTGCGCAGGTCGTTCTCACGTGACCTGATGTCGGCCTGATGGACAGCCATGGCCTCTTCGTACTCGGCCCGCTTCTCCAGCCCGTAGTCACGCAGGTTGGGCGGGACTGCCTCGTCGATGCCCTTCTGGATGTCCTCCTGCATCCGCAGCAGTGAGCGCAACTCGGCCTCTGCCTTGTCCACGGGCGGGGCACCGGCGACAGGCAGCGCCTCCTGCGTGACGACGTCACCTTCCTTGGACACGTACCGGCGTGTGGTGGCAACAGGCGCGGGCCGGGTCTTGGGCATCGTGATGATGTGCGTGCCCGGCGTCTTGGGGTCGGGCGTGATGAAGTGCGAGTAGCGCGAGAGGACACGGCTGTAGTCCTCGTCGCTCATGAGAATCTGGTGGAGCGGCTTGGACTGCCCCGGCTTGATACGCCGGACCCGTTCCGGGTCGGTGACCAGTTCGTCCCACTGCATACCCGCTTGGTCGCCGGGGTGGACCGGACCGAGGCTGGCACCCTCCGGCACAGGGGGGAAGCGAATCTCCCCCTCTGCCGGAGCAGCCGCAGCCTCGGCCTCCCAGTCGGCCAAGTCCTTCTGGTGCTGGGCGGTGGCCTGCTCGTGGGCGATACGGGCGTTCTCGTACTCGGCCATGTCGGCCTCGTACTGGCGCTGCGCCACGCGGTGGGCCTGCTCCTCGGGTGTGGGCGGAACCGGCACGCGCTTGTCGCGGAGGCTCTTCTTGTAGTGGGCAGCCAGTGGCCGCAACGTCGGCGACACCATGGCCTCGTCGCCTTGGCGCAGGTACTCCACGAACTGGTCGGCCAGCCACTCCTGCTCGTCGACCGTCAGTTCGGTCACACGCGAGCGCGGGTCGTACGTGAGGCCATGCTCGTCGGCGTACACCCGCTTGGCCCGGCGCTTGGCCGATGCCTGCATGTGACGGTTGACCCAGTCGTGGGCCATCTCGTGGGCGGCGGTGTCCTTGGCCCGCGTCTTCCCGATGTAGACCTGCGCCCGGCGGGTGCCCTTGGAGGTGGCACCACCGGCGTCGGTTATAGCGCCCCGGGCGCCGGCGGGAGGACCGGCGGCTGCCCCGGCTCCGGCGGCACCAGCGGTGCGGTCTGTCCCGTCGGCTCGGCTGGCACGTTGCCAGAGAGTGGTGCTTCGTCGGGCGTCAGAGGCGGCTGTTCGGGCGGCTCTTGTGCCCCGAGGATGCTGGGAGAAATGTCCGGTGTCACTGGCGAGGTCGAAGGCATCGTCTCCGGCGGCGGCTCGGGCAGTCCGGTGAGTGGCGACTTCTCGGGGCGCGACGGTGTTGTAGGCGCGGTCGATGACCATTCGCGCCCAATCCCTGCCGTCACTATCCAAGTACTCTGCTGCTGCCTGTCGTCGTCCGACATCGACCTTCTCCTCTGCCGCCGGGATGCGGCGCAGTGCCTCCATGTACTGCTCGCCGTTGGGGTACAGCGACCAGTCGTTGCTCAGTTCGATGACATCAGCGTAGGTGCGCGACACACCGTACGCCATGGCCGGGTCGTGCTGGGCCATGTACACCCCGTTGCCGGAGGTGTAGTCGTACGCCCCACCCCGGCGCTTGAGGTGGGTCTGCAGGGCCTCGGCATCCTCCAGCGTGTCGGTCAGCCAGTTCACGTCGAAGTCGATGGTCCCGGTGTCGACATCGTGGAACACCCCGAGCCACACGCCCTCGCGTTCCAGATGGCCATGGTTGGCATCGACGAACTGGCGCAGCGCCGCTTCGAACTCGGCCCGTGTCCCGCCCGGGGCGATGCTCAGCGTCTCCCCGAAGGCGGACGAGAAGGGGCCACCGCCATTCTCCTCACCAGCGGGCGTGACCTTGGCGTCGGAGTGGGCGTCGATGGACTCACCACCCCACGGCTCGCGGGTCTTGGCATACAGGTCATCGACGATGTCATCCCAGTTCTCGTCGAGGTAGTCGATGGGCGTGGCCGGGCTGGTGGCAATCTCGCGCATGACGCCCTTGCCCTGTGCCTCGATGGACTCCAGTCGCTGGGGCTGGACGTAGCGCCCACGGGCGTAGCCGTCCTGATGGACGATGCTCGTGTACAGGTCGTTGAGGGCGGTGTCATCCATCCGGCTGGTGAACGAGGGCAACCCCTCGCCCGGCTCGCTCACCACCCGGATGATGTACGACCCGTCCGGTGCCACCTGCAGGTCGGCGTTGCGGAAGAACGGGTTGTCCTCCGCCAACTGCTTCATGACCCCACGCATCTCGGGCCGCGTGATGTTGGAAGGAAATGTGATGTTGGCCGCGTGCCTGACCGAGTTCTTGGCGGTCGGCTTGGTGACCGTTGTCCGCACCGAGCGGATGCTGGGCAGGCGCAGTTGGACACCGAGGACGGCAGCGTGCGTCTCGGCGTTCTGGGGCGTGGACAGAATCTCGATGTTCACGGCGGAGCCCAGCCGACCCTCGCCTGATGCCCGCACGGACCCGTTCATCGAGATGACCTGCACGCCCGCCACGTGCGCGGCCTCGTCGCTGATGTCGTGGATGGCCAGCGAGGCCACCTCGTTGCTGGCCTCCTCGCTCAACTCGGGCAGGTCGTCCCACGTCATCCGCTCGTTGGGCGTGACCTCGACCGTGGTCTGGTACGAGTTCTCAAAGAACGCCGAGCGCACGTCACCGGTGTCGTCGCCGAACGCCTTCTTCGCACGGAACCAGCCCATCGCCTGCGCCTCGGCACCGGTCCAGTCGGTGCGCCCAAGGAACTCCTGCTCGTTGAGGTGGTCGACGATGTCGTTGTAGAACTCGACGATGGCGTCGTACTCGTGGTCGTTGGGGTTCGACCCCACGTCCTTGGCCGGGATGGTGTGCGTCTCGCCGGTCGTCCGGTTGGTGAACTGGAACGAGTCGAACTTCTCGGAGGTGACGACCTTGCCCTTGGCGTTGACCTTGGTCACCTTGCGCACGTTCGTCTTGGTGACCCGGAACTCGGAGCCGTACACCTTCTGGAGGTAGGCGAACATCTTCTTGTCGAGGTAGCCCGCATCGCGCTTGGCCCAGATGTCACCGGCCACCGGCATCCAGTTGCCCTTGGGCCCACGGACGGGGATGGTCCGGGTGGGCATGCCGAGGAGCGAGTCGATGAAGTCGATGAGTTTGAAGCCGAAGCCCTCACTGGTGAGGGGGTTGCTGTAGGCGTCGGACATGAACGCCTTGAGGGCAGGCCCGTTGAGCCCGGCGTACTTCTTCAACTCCATCAGGTCGTCGGGCAGTTTGCCCCCACCCCGCAGCGTCTCGCTGATGCGCAGCAGGAAGCGCATGCCATCGACCGGCGACGTGTTCAACTGGGTCGCGCCGAAGGCCATGAGCATCTGCACGGCCTCCTCACGCTGGTTGTCGTTGAGAGCCATGAACGACCGGCGCATCGAGGAGTACCACTGCGCGGCCTCCCGAATCTGGTCGTCGGTCAGGTTGTTCTGCAGTTCCTCCAGCCACTGCACCGGTTCCTTGCGGCCACCGATGGAGTGGATGACCCGCCCGTTGTTGTCGTGGGCGAGGAGCCGACCATCGGGTGCGTTGGGCACCTGCCCGGGCACGCCCAACTCGGGATTGCGGGCACGGTCGACACGGGCCTTGAGGGCGGCACGTCCCTTGCGCTCGGCGTCGGTCAAGTCCTTGGTCGCACGCAGGCGCTCGGCCTCGTTGCGCCGGAACAGCGCCACCTCCGGGTCGACGAGGCCGATGTCGCTCGGCTTCATCTGGTTGGGGATGTAGCCGAACTCGTCCGGCGGTCGCCCGGGCACCACCGTCCCACCGAGGGGGCGGCGCTTGTTGAGGAACACGGTCACCGGGACCATGACCTTGTCCTGCCCCTTGGGGTGGGACCGGCGCAGTGCCTCCAGCCGGTGGTTGCCCTCGTCGATGAGGACCGTCCGGTCCTGCTGACCATAGGTCAACTGGATAGGCTCACGCATGCCCTCGGCATTGAGCGAGGCAGCGAGGTCGTCGACCTCCTCCGACGACAGCCGAGTGGCCGGGTTGCCCGGGGCCATGGCCAGCAGTTCGGACAGCGGGATGAGTTCGGTCTGGGTGGCGTGCGGGTGGCCGACCCATGCCAGTTCCCGGTCAGGTGCGGGCAACGACAGGTCGGGCATCCGGGCCCGACCAATCTCGACGTACGCCTTGAGGATGTCGTCGTCGATGTCGGGCACCTTGAGGCCACGCGCAATCATCGCGTCCTCGATGACTTGGAACAGGGCCATGCCCCGCTTCTCGTTCCACTGGTCGAGGGACTTGGGGGCGTCGGCGTACTTGTCACCCAGCGACTCGCTGATGTGGATGCCCTCGGCCTCGGCCACCGCCCGGTGGTAGTCCATCACCGCCTTGGCCTCGTCCTTGCCCAGCAGTGCAGTCATACGCCGTTCGAACTCGGCCTCGTCGGCATAGCCGAGGTGCAACTTGGCCCGCTCGATGTAGTTGGGGTCGGCCCCGGCCTCGGTCAGGATGTCGGTCAGCCAGCCCTCGGTGACCTCGGTGTCCTTGGGGTCACGGAAGCGACGACGCAGGGTGCCCCACGTCTCGATGGGGGTGACCCGGTTCTGGTTCACCACCTCCATGACAATCTGCTGGCTGACCCGGGTCTTCGCCCCCACGAACGAGGGCCGGAAGAACTCCGCCGGATGGGTCTGGGCCTTGACCGCGCTGTACGCGGAGTCGGGGTTGTTGCGGGCCAACAGGTCGTTGAACCAACGGATGGCGGTGTCGCCGTCGGACGCCCCGTAGAACGTCTTCATCGTCCACCACGCCCGTGGCGACTCGGCCTCCATCATCCGCCGCATGTTCTGCCCGGCGTTGCGCCGGAAGGCCATGACCTGACCACGTGCCTTGATGCCCGCGACGAGGCTCGTGCCGGTCAGGCGGGCCAGCATCTGGCCCTCGCCCGAGGACGCCATCTTGGCCGAGGCAGCCCGGCCCCAGCGGACCACGTCGGTGCCCTCGACCACGTCCATCAGGACGTTGGTCCCGGTGGCCATGGCATCCATCATGACCGCCGTCTGGTACAACTCGTGGGCCTCGGCCTCCTTGAGCGCATTGCGCGTGGCCTTGCCCCGGCTGATGCTGATGCCCGGGCCACCCGTGACCGCTTCCTTGGTACCCGACCACAGCGCCCGTGGGACGTACTGGCCCGGGTTGAGCCAGCCACGCACGGCCAGCAGAATGGGCGTCTCGGTGACCTCCATCGACTGGAACTTGGGCGACCAGCGGAAGCGGATGTTGGGGAACATGCGTTCCGCCCACGTGCCCAGCATGGTGGTCGCCGGACCACGCATGACCTCACGGGTCTTGAGCCAGCCCGTGAACTTCTGGCTGACACCGACCACGCCGAGCGAGCCCTCGTAGGCGAAGAAGATGGACCGCGCCAGTTCCTTGCGGGTGATGGAGTCCTTGACCTTCTTGGGTAGGTGGACCTTATCGGCGGCCCTGACCATCTCCTCGGCGGTGAGGCCACGAGGACTGGAGGCGTTGGCCTCGTTGGTCGCCGTGCGCAGGGCCCGCATGATGGAGTCGGACTGGTAACGCGAAAGGCCGTAGACCTCACCCATGCGCTGGGCGAAGCGACGGTTCTGCTCGGTCGCCACCTGCACCCCGCCGATGGCCTTGGTCATCCCCGACAGGTGGCTCATCAACCGGTCCTGCGGCATCACGTCACCGATGCCGATGGTCTTGCCACGGACGTAGTCCATGAACGGGTTGATGCTGACGATGGACCCGTTCTTGGTACCGACCCCGAAGACCTCCTCGGGGCGCAGGCTAATCTGGGCCACCTCGCCGAACCGTGACATGAACGCCTTGAGGGCAGGCGTCAGGTTCTTCTCGGGGATGGCCTTGGGCAGGAACTGCTTCTGCGAGTCAAGGACGTTGGTGACCTGCCGCAGCAGTTCGTCGTCACCCAGCGACTGGTTGACGTTGTAGGTCAGCGTGTCGTACCGCTCGACCGCAGCCCGGACATCGGCATACCGCTTGGCCTTGATGTGCTGGCGGATGAGCCGTTCGGTGTCGACATCCAACTGGTTGTAGCCAAGGAAGATGGCCCGCTCGACGAAGGATGGGTCGAGCCCGGCAGCGATGGCCTCCCGCATCCCTGCCTCGCGAGCGGTCAGGATGCTGTCGGCCATGTTCCCGTAGATGAGCATGCGGAGGGCACCGATGTCGTTGGCATCGGCCTTGGCCACCGCCTGCTCGGCTGCCTCACCCGTGATGTCGTAGGCCGAGACGAGCAGCCGTGCGGTCAACGCCCGCTCACGCTTGAGCGCCGTCTCCATCGTCTCACCGGCGGTGGGCACCACGAGGTGGCGGACCTTGCCCGTCTTGTACTTGGTCAACTGGCGCACGTCCTTGCCGTGGCGCGACAGCATGTCGGCCCCGAGTTCGGCAGCACCCAGCACTGTCTCCGCGTTGTGCGGGCGCACGCCCATATGCGCGTACGTCGTGGCGATGGACTCACCACCGACCTGCTGGCCGATGTTGGCCGCAGCCGTGGCCATGTTGTCGGACAGGCGGGCCTCGTCAACACCGGCTGCCCGCAGGGCCGTGAACACCCGGCGCAGTGGACGCTCGCCGATGGCGTCACGGAACCCGGCCACCATCTGGATGGCCACGCCCTGCTGGGTGAAGCGACCGACCCGGTCGCCACCGAACATGGACAGTGGGTCCAACACCTTGTTGACCCGTTCGACCCACTCCAGCGCGTGCTGGTGACTGACCAGCGGGCGGGTCAGTCGACCCACCGAACGGGTCGCAGCCCGCATCGCCGGGTCACCGGTGGAGAGCGCGTAGCGGACCATGTTCCGGGGCGATGCGGCCACGCCCTCGGGCAGGTTCTTGGTCAGGCCCTCGATGGCCTGACTGCGGATGTCCTTGACCACTTGCTCGCCCATCTCACGAGACAGCAACTTGGTCAGCGCCGAGCCAGCCACGTCCTCGGCCACCTCCCTGCCAGCGGCACGCGCCGCCGCCCGCAAGGCATCGTCGCCGTAGGCCATCACCATCTGGGTCGCCGCACGGCCAGTGAGCCTGATGGCCCCACCGGTACCGCTGGAGAACAGGGTCAAGGGGTCGGTGCCCAACTCCAGCCCCATCGAGACAGCAGCAGCCACCACGTTGGCCGTGACCTCGGCAGGCAACTGGAGCAACGTGCCCTGCCCGAACCCACGGATGGCCTTGATGGGGTCGGACTGGCCGACAGGGTTCATCAGGGCTTCACCCGCGAGGGTCAGTTCATCGAGAGCCCGGTCGTCGTCGTACTCCCCGGAGAGCAACTTGTCGCGGATAGCCATGGCGACCTCGTCGCCTTCCAAGTCCTCGTCACTGGCCTTGCGAAGGGCATCCAACCGGTCTTGCGGGTCGAGGCCGATGATGCTGCGCTTGAGCCACTTGGACGAGATGTCCAGTCCTTCCATCGCCGTGTTGAGGCCACCGCCGATGGTTTGGTCGGTCGGGGTCGGGACGATATTGGCGAACAGGGCCGATGCCTTCTTGGTGGCCACGAGGTGGTCGCGCATGAACTGGCTCTTGGCCTGCGCCTCGGACATCCAGTTGGACCCACTGGACATCGACGCGAAGTACTGGTCGTAGTCGGCCTGATTGCCCTTGGCGTACTCGGCAGCGAAGGCATCGTTGACCAAGCCGAGGTTCGTGACAGCCTGACCGACGAAGGGGATGGCCGAGATGGGTGCCTTGGCAATCTCGCCGATGATGTGGGAGATACCCCCGAGGATGGGCACGCCTGCGAACGCCTCGGGTGTCTCGATGGGTTCCGCCCGCCGGGGCGTACTCATCAGGTTGGCGTTGAACTTCCCGATGGCGTTGAACGGGCGCGTGTCGTCCTTGGACTGGACGCTGCCGCCACCACTGGTGCCCTGCCGGGGCACGCCCATCGTGGCCGACTTCTGGTTCTGCTTGAGCCACTGGGCCGAGGACGCGGACGACTGCGACCCACCACCGCCGCCGCCGGACCCGCCCTGTCCGGTGTCCCGACGGTAGCCATCGAGGACCATCTACCGCCCGCCGGGCAGTCCGCCTTCGCCCTCTTCGTGCTTCACGATAGGAGGCGGAGGTGGAGGCGATGGAGCGTACGACCACGGGTTCGGCACATCCCGAGGGATGGTGGGCGGAGGCGGTGGCGCAGCCGGAGCCGGAGGCTTCGTTGGCGTGGCCGTCTTCGGCGGCGGGACATAGACCCCACCCCGGTACGTCCCACCACCAGTGACGACCGTGCCCTTGGCCGTGATGGGCTTGGGCTTGGCGAACCCGATGTTGTCCGCGATGAGCGACCGGGTCCAGCCATTGAACATGCCGACGGTCTGCGCCCCCTCATCCACCGGCGTGCCATCCAACGGTCGACCGGCCACGCGGGCGGCACGGCGCAGGCCAAGGGCCACGTCGTCGAACTTGGTGTCGTTGAAGGTGATGGTGTTCTGCTTGACCCCAGCCTGCTGGAAAGCCCGGATGGTCAGCGGCGTAATCTCGCCCTTGAGGGCGTCACCGATAATCTTGTCCCGGTCCTTGATGTACTGCGGGTCAGCGAGGGACTGCGGACCCCGGTTCTCCTGCCGCCGGAAGTACGCATCCAGTTCATCAGCCATGCCCACGAACGCGTTGTCCTTGATGCCCGCTTGGTCAGCGAGGGCCGGGATATCGCCTGCCCTGTTGGCCGCACGCAGGCGCTTTTCGAAGTCGGGCGTGCCGCGCATGAAGTCGTTGCGTGCCTGCTCGGCGTCCAGATACACCCTGACCTGCTCAGGCAGACCGGCGTTGGGGCCGAGTTCGGCGTCGATGGCGTAGCGCACCGACTCGCTGCTCTCGCTGAACGCGATGCCCGTTTCCTTACCGGGGCCGGACACCCACGACGCGTACGAGGACAGGCCCACCGCGTTGGGCATCAGGTCGGCGGTGCGGGGGTCACTGAACTCAGGCGCGACCGACACGTACGGGTCGAAGTCGGTCTTGTCGCCACCCTTGGCAAACCCCCCGACATCGACTTCGAACGTTCCTGCCACCGGGTTGAGTTCACCGACGAACGGGTTGACGTTGGAGTACCGCTTGGTCCCGTCGTTGGTCCAGTACTGGTAGACCGTCGAGCCGTCGGGCATGGTGTGGGCAACGCCCACCGTCGCCACCGACTTGGGGTCACGGAAGCCCAGCGGTCGACCGGCGAAGTCGAGTTGGCTGGTCGAGGCGATGGCGTTGATGGGACGACCGATGGACCCGGTCAGCACACCAGCCGTGCGCACCTGCGTGCCATCCGAGAGGGTGATGGTCGCGGGCATGCCACCGGCGGACGGCACGAAGGCCGAACCCTCGGGCAGGTCGGCGATACGGGCAGTGCCGAACTTGCCGGTGCCGTCCTCGGTGATGGCACCGCTGCTGTCCTTGCGGACCATGACCGCCGTGCCATCGGTCAGTTCCTTGACCTGCGCCTCCAGTTCGGCGAACGCGGCCACGTTGCGGCCCGTCTCCCCGTCGCCGTTCTCGTGGGCCTTGGCCGACTCGCCCCGGCTGTCCTCCATCCACGTCGGCGCGTTGATGTCGCCCTTGCCCAGCAGGGACTCAATCTCGTTGTTGACGTGGCCGAGCGCCGTGTCGATGGGCTTGTAAGCGTCCTGCCCGAAGGCGTTGACGATGTCCTGCGACGGGCCAATCTGGGACAGGTGGTCGCTGACGTTGCGCAGGCGTCCGACGAGGTCGTCCTTGGCCAGCAGCAGGTCGATGGGCGTGACGTTGGGGTCGGTCGCCACGTCGTTGAACAGGCGGCGGGCCTCCTCGTACTCGGCCAGTGGCGGCGCGGCGACGATGGACAGGAACATGTCCGAGCCCTCGCCCATCTCCTTGGTGATGGCCGTGGTGTCGCCCTTCATGCCCGCCTTCTGGGCCTTGGTCAGCCGTCCCTCCATGCCGTTGGTCTTGTCGGCGAACATGCCGTGCAGGGCTTGGAACGAGTAGTCGCCGTTGAAGTTCGGGTCGCCGTACCGCTTGATGTACGCCGTGAGTTGGTCACGGCGCGGCTGGTTCTCGGGCGAGTTGAACAGGTCGATGAGTTCCATCAACCGCGTGCCGTCCTTTTCGAACGCACGCAGGTCGGACAGCGTCTCGTCCTCCTCGTTGAGGATGCCGGTCTGGCGGGCGAGACGGGTCAGTTCCCCCATGAACGTGTCGTAGGTCAGTTCCTTGGCCGAGGGCAGGCGGTTCTGCTCGCTGTTGTAGCCACTGCCCCGGCGACCGCCACCACCACCGCCGCCACCGCCACGGCCAGCAGCAGCAGCCCGGTCGGCGTACTGCGCGGCCAACTTCATCATGTTGCGCCACGCCTCGGAGTCCTTCGGCAGGGCACCGGCAGCCTGCTTGTAGAAGCGGGACATGGCGGCGTCACCGACCTTGCCCTCGGCGTACAGCAACTCCTGCTTGGAGTTCTTCACCGCCCACGTGTACTCGGTCACGCGCTGGTCGTACTGGTCGTACAGCGGGTCGTCCGGGCTGACGTTGGCGCGGCGTTCCTTGAGGTGGGCGATGAGCATGTCGTCGGTGACGGCCTGCCCTTCGAACTTCCCGCCCTCGTTCCATGCGTTGACGATGTTCTGGTCACGCATGTTCTGGTACTCACGGGCCATCGAGGCGACCGTCGCCGAGAGGTCGACCGAGGCTCGCGGTCGGCGACCCCACCGACCCCTACGGGCCACTCGTTAGCCCTCCCCGAGGATGCGCTGCTGGCTCACGATGCGAGTGCGCGGAGCCTGTCCGGTGGGGGTCTGCTGCTGCAGCAGCATGTCGCCCGCCATGCCACCGGCTGGTGCCTGCGGCGGACCACCCATCAGTTCCTCGCTGGGCACGCCCTGACCCTGCTCCGGCGGCACGACCGGCTGCTCCTCGGGTGACTGCATCGACTCGCCCGCCGCCTCGTTCGGACCACCGAGGAGGCGTGAAGCGTTCAACGACGACTGCGCTGCCCCGGCAGCGTTGACCGCCTCCTCCGGTGGCTGCAACTGCAACTGGCGCAGGACGGTCAGCAACTGGGCGAGGGTCATGACCGAGGCCGGGTTGTAGGTGGCGTCGGTCTGCTCCTCGCGGATGACGTCCATCTCCATCTCGGGGTCGTCGACACCGACCCGGTCCATGCCGCGCTTGGCCGACCACATCTTGGCCATCACGAGGTTGGCAGCCATGGTCGCTGTCTCAAGGTCGTCACGTGGGGTCAACGTCGGCGGCGCGATGTCGTGGCGGTAGGCCGACTCCAAGATGTCGGCGATGTCCGATTCCTGCTCGGCCCACAGGGTGCGGGCCACGGTCCACACGTCGCGTCGCGCTTGGAAGTACAGGTCACGCTTGATGCGGATGCGCGACTCGTAGTTGCTGACGAGGGCGTTGATGGCCTTGCCCGAGTTCATGACCGCCGTCGGGGCCATGCCACGGAGCAGGTCGTTGAGCCCACTCACGTCGCTCAGTTCGCGGTCGATGCGGGCGAGGTGCTGCTCGACTTGGAACGAGGGCATCCATGGCTGGATGGCCTCGATGCGGTTGCCAGCACCGGGGCTCACCACCTGATTGGGCGTGGGCCGAAGGCCGAGCGGCACCTCGTTGGCCTCGGGCCCGGTCAACTGCCAGTACTGGCCGTTGATGGCGCGGCTCATCATCTGCGCCGCCTCGGACATGCGCTCGTCCTTCTCGCGCACCAACTGCTCGATGTCGAACAGTTCGCTCTTGCCGTCGGGCATGCCCGGCATGTACGTGTTGAACAGCGGCACGTACGGCAGCAGGCCCCGGTACTCGCCCCGCTTCTCGCGCCGGATGAGGGCGTTGCCGATGAACAGGGCGTTCCACGTTTCGAACTCGACCGGCTCGCCGATGACGTGGTCCTGCCCGGGGCGGGGCAGGCGGTACCAGTAGTCGTACACCTCCAGCCGGAGGTCCGAGAGCGGGGTGTTCATGTACGCCCGGGCCTCGTAGGCACCGGCACCGGCCACGTACGGGTAGACCACACCGGACTTGGTGTCCTTCATGGTCATGACCGGCAGGCCGTACTCCTCCTCCGCCGTCTCGGGCGTGATGAGATACGTGTACAGCCCCCACTGGAGGCGGGTGTAGTCACTGGAGGCGTAGCCGAGGCGCAGGTTGCGCGGCTGGTCGACGACCGACACCTGCGGATGGCCCGCATCGTCGTCCCACCACACCTTGAACGCCGTCCGACCGTACAGCGCCTTGGTGGTGCAGGCCATGTGGCCCTTCATCTCCAGCGAGATGGTGTCCTTCCACGTGGTGTACAGGCGTTCGGCCATCGAGGCCATCTCACGGGCCTGCTTGCCGTCTTCGGTGTCCTCGATGGAGGCCACGAAGTTCTCGATGGGCGGGACGGAGGTCAGCGAGGCGGGGATATCGACGTAGGCGGGGTAGATGTTGACCGAGACGTGGCTGCGACCGGGCAACTGGGCGCTCTCGTGTTCGCTCCAGTGTGATGCGCCACCCGACGTGAAGCCTGCGGGGTAGTACAGGTTGTCGAAGCGGTCACACAGGGCCCGGAAGGTGGCCATGTCCTGCTCGGACTGGAGGAGTCGCCCACGCATCCGCCGAAAGATGTGGAGGTCTTCCTCCGACATGGCGTCTTGGGCTGCAGCAAGGTCGACTGCTGCGTCGATGGGGAGTGCGACGACCGCCAACGAGGCCCCTCTGCGCTCTACCTCCGGGGATATCGCGCGACGGTCGCTGTGGCGAGCGTGTCCAGACGGAGGACACGGTCGTCCACGTATCGCCGTGGCGTCTCGGGTACGGACGATACACCCCGCGTGGCCCCCGGCATAGGCCGAGTGCTGGCAGCGGGGTGGAAGAAGTCGAATGGTAAGGGCTTACCAGCGCCGTACTGTGCCCGCAGCGCCATGCGCGTTGCGACCACGAGGGCCATCACCGCGTCAGTCGAGAGTTTGCGGTCGGCCAACTTGTAGGCCAGCAGTTGGCGACGCAGTTCCAGCCACGTCCCAGTGCGGGGAAGGACCAGTCGACCGGTGTCGAGGGCCGTTCGCAGGTTGTTCAGCAGGCGCTGCTTGGTCACCGACCGGCCACCGAACTCGACCGACGTGGCGATGACCCCACTGGAGCGCAGCAAGTCGGCGAAGACCTTGCCCCCGAAGCCCGTAGCGTCGATACCTGACTGGCACAGCCCACCTTGGTGGTACTCGTGGTGCTGGTCCGAGGCCAATCCGACGATGGACTCGGCTGTCTGGCGTCCGGTCCGCTTCTGTGCGCTCACTCCGACCCAACGCTCGGGGTCTGTGATGTCCAGCACGATGCTCCACGTGCTGTCGTAGGTCAACGCCGGGTCGACCCCGTGCGCGTAGCGGTGCCGCTCCTCCCACGGCACGTACTCGTCGAGGTCGCGCCCGGTGTCGAACGCCTTGTTGACCGAGGACGAGGCGAAGAACGAGGTGCGAGCCTCGATGAAGTAGCCGTCGATGTTCTGTGGCACCAACTCGGCGGGCACGGTGCGCAGCATCCGGTCGAACATGGGCTGGCTGATGCCGTACCCGACGTTGTCGCGGGTCGACATGCGGATGGACATGTAGTCGGGCTGTCGGTCCGGCGCGAGCGGGTCACCCCGGCTCCACAGTTCGTGGTACGCCTCACTGCCCTCGGTGCTGGTGGCGATGAGGAACGCCTGTCCGCCGGTGGACATGCGCCGCAGGTTCAGCACCTCGTCGAACACGAACATCACGTTGGGGTCGAAGGCCGGTTCGTCCCACGACCAGCCGTTCATGTCCCGGCCCAGCGTGCTGAGAGCCTTCTCGCCGGTGGTGCGGAAGTGGACCTCTGCCCCGCCCAGCAGCGGCGACCACTTGAACCATGCCCACTCGCCACGCTCCTTCCGCGACCAGTCCGCCACGTCCTCGCCGAGGGCCTGCGTGAGCGGACAGCCGCCCCGCTTCTGGGCTTCATGCACGCCCGTGAGGATGCGCACCATCTCCAAGAACAGGAGTTCGCTGACCTCCTGCGACAGGCCGAAGTGGTACCAGTCGTAGGGCGCACGGGCCCATGCGTTGGCGCTGTCGTCGTCACCGGCCACGGCAGGTGGCAGGCCCATCTTGAACAGGGTCTGGTGCATGACCGCCACGCACAGCCCGAGGGTCTTGCCCGCACGGTTCCCGGCGGCGGTGCAGAGGGTCAGGTAGGCGGGCGAGTAGCCGTCACCGGTGCGGGCGATGGCCATGTCGAAGAGGGCTTGCTGCCCCGCGTGCGCGTCGATGCCCAGCACCTTGGCGCAGAACAGGCCCATGTTCCAACGGGACGCCGCGAGGAGGTCGACCATCGTGCCCGTGGCGATGGCTTGGATGGTCGCCAGTGCGTCCGCTTCGGCATCGGCTGTCTCGTCAATCTTCCGTGAGCGCGAGGTCGTCTGGGTCGAACGCACCGCCCGCGTCGTCGCTTGTCGTGCCGTTGACACCGTCGGTCAACTCCCTTGGGGTCACATCGACGATGACGGTATCAGGCGTGCGCCCACCACCAATCATGGCCGCGAGCCGGATGGCCAGTTGCCGGTCAGCCGCCCGCTCCGCCCGCTTGTCGAGCATGGACTGGGCGATGAGGCCGTGCTGGAGGGTCGGCTTGAGTTTGCCCTCACTGACCGCCTTGAGCGTCTTGTCCCGCACGATGACGGCCAAGTCATCAGGCGGCTTGCGCTGTGCTGGCATGTGGTATTGTTCTCCCACCTACTGACCGAAGAGGAGGACACAACCACCCACATCAGTCACTTCTAGTCACTTCCCGTAGGGGTCCACCCAACTACCTACTCTCACTGGAGACTACATCTCATGAGCCTGTTCGAAGCCCAGCCTCGGTCGACCATCGAGGACGGCAACTACGTCGCCACGGTGCGCAGCGCCGAGCGCGACGTCATCACCCCGCGCAAGGGCCGCAACGCTGGCAAGGACGTCGATATCGTCCGCTGGACGTGGTACCTCGACGAGGTGCAGGAGGACGTCGAGTCCATCACGGGCATCGACCCCACCTCCGAGAAGTCCAACCTGTTCAGCGTCCTCGTGGCGCTGGTCGGCACCAATCGTGACGCGTGGCTCGCTCTGACGCCACCGGAACTGGTCGGTCGCAAGGCGCTGGTGCAGGTCACCAACGACGCCGACGGTTGGCCCAAGGTCACGTCCGTGACCGCTCTCCCCAAGGGCATGCGCCCTCCGGCCCAGCCGGTCGGTGCCCCCGTGGGCTCGCCGGTCGCCACGACCGTCCCGGTCGAGGTCACCGAGGCCCCCATCGCGGAGGCCGTGCAGGCGACCCTCGTCCCGGCTGATGCCGAGGACGACCTGCCCTTCTAGGCGGGTACAGCAGAGCCCCCTCATCGGCTTCGCAGCAGGTGAGGGGGCTCTTTGCGCGTCGGACATCACCCCAACGCTCTGGCTGCAGGGCCGAGGAGAACCGTGTTCACCACCCCGCATCCACACTCCAGACCATATCAGAACCGGCGTAGACTGCGTAGTCCCTGCGAGAGGACGCTCGTCACGCGGCTCCGCATCCGAGGAGTTCCTGTACATCATGCCAGATGAGGATGAGTTCCGCCCGGTCCGCGATATCGCGGCAGAGGCGGAGGTGGTCGACGATGTCGTCGAACAGACCACCGCCCGGCTGGAACAGAACCGAGCCCAGCAGGACGACACCAGCAAGTACCCGGCCATGCTCGCCGCCCTCGGCCTCGCCGCCATCGGGTGCGCCATCATCCCGGTCCAGACCCACAAGAAAGACCCGCTCATGGGCAAGCGGTGGGAGGAGACGGCCCGGACGTACCCGCAGACGTTCCTGCGCAACCCGGGCACCCTGAACTACGGCGTGCTGCCCCCTCCGGGCTGCGTCATCCTCGATGTCGACGGCGACAACCCGGCGTGGATGGCCGAACTGGCCCAGACCCTCGGCCAACTGCCCGAGACGCGCATCCACGCCTCTCCCAACGGCCAGCACTGGTTCTTCCGGTGGCCAGACACCCTTCCCCGCCCTTCCGGCCCGTGGTGGGGCCGTGTCGTGGCTCGCTGGCCGTACGGTGACGACGGTCAGGGCTACGTGGTCGGCCCGGGCTCGCAGGTCAAGCAGCCGGACGGGTCCATCAAGGCGTACAGCGTGCTGTGGGACGAGCCCATCGCCGACCTGCCCCTGTCGTGGGCCGAGAGCGTCCTTGCGTACCGGCCACCGCGTGCGGTGCCGACCCCTGAGGGGATGGACTGGGACGCAGCGGGAGGTGAGCCGTACGTCCTGCCCGAGTCGGTGCATGAGGGTGGCCGGTACGACAGCATCGTGCGCTACACCGCACATCTGTACAACCAAGGGCTGTCGATTGCTGAGATGGCCGAGAAAGTGCGCGACGAACTGGTCCCACGCTGGACCAAGCCCAAGTCGCAGGCCGAACTGCGCGGTGACTTCCGGCGTGCGACCAAGGACATGGTCGACCGGCTCGGCCCACCGGCCCACGTCCCGCTGCCCGGCGGCATCGTGCCCGGGTCGCTGCTTGACCCCACGAGTCAGTCCGACGAAGCGTCGGTTGAGCCCACGACACTTGACACGGGAGCGTACGCTCAGGACTCGCCGACCGTACAGGCGAGTCCTGAGCGTACGAACACGGTTGACCCCACGCCCCTGTTCGGCGCACCATCTCAAGGGGCTCCTGCCGCTGTTTCCCCCGAGCCAGCGGCGGTCGAGCCCCCGTTCTTCGAACGTGGTGACGTCCTCGCCGACCGGCTCCGGGCGATGGGCCCGGTCCCGTACCTGCTCGACGGTCTGGTCACGTCATCCGGCCTGAACCTCATCGGTGGCCACCCGAAGTCCGGCAAGTCGCTGGCGGCGCTGCAGATGCAGGCAGCATGGGTCATGGGCGGCGACTTCCTCGGCCACGCCGCCGACCAGCGCGGGCACCGCGTGGCCGGGTACGTCACGCAGGAGGGCTCGCGTGACCTCATGCGTGAGCGTCTGGACCGGCTGTACGCCGCCCATCCGGGCATGGACGCCACGGGGCGCTTCCTGACCGCCTTCCTCAAGCCGCTCCTGTTCACGAAGGAGGGCTACGCCTTCATGGCCGAGCGCATCTCGGCCATCGAGTCCGAGTACAGTGCCCGGCCCGGCCCGCTCGACCTGTGGCTGACCCTCGACCCGCTCCGTGACTTCATGCCGTCCGGTGCCGACGAGAACGACGCCAAGCACATGGCCGAGGTCAAGCGGTGGTGCCGCACGCTGCTGTCCGAGTTCACGTTCCTGTCGTTCACGGTCGTCCACCACCTGCGCAAGGCGGCGAACGGCGACACCGGGCTGGAACTGTCCGGCTCGGGGGCCACGTACGCGATGACTGACTCGACGCTCACGTGGAAGGCCAAGAAGAAGGACGAGGACGAGTACGACGACACTGGCTTCCTGCGTACGCGTCGACCGCTGCGTGGGACGTACAACATCGAGTCGCGCGGTGGTGAGCCGAGTGGTGGCCCGTGGCGCTATGACCAGCACAGTGGCCTCATCGTTCCCGACAACCAGCGCGAGACGGACACCCTTGGCCGCTCACAGCCCGGCGAGACGCAGCGCACCGTCTACGACCTCCTGCTCGACGCCGGTGGTCGCGGCATCACCGGCCCCGAGGTCAGCGCCCTCTTCCCCGAACTGACCCCGGCGGCAGCCGGTGCCGCCCTTCTCCGGCTGTACAAGGACGGCAAGGCCGACCAGACCGGCGATACCACCAGTGGTGGCCGTGGCAACGCCAAGCGGTACTACGGCAGGGGCTGGAGCCCGGCGAATGACCCGGCTGGGTTGGTGCCGCCGGACGAGTCCGAGGACTTCACCCCGGACCCCCTGCATCCGGTCGACTGATGCGCTAAACCCCTCACCTCGGCCCCCTATAGGGGGGGGCCGTGAGGGGTTTAGCGCAAACCCTTCGTCGTTCCGCACGTGAGGGGTTTCGTTCGTGCTTGTGAGGGGTATGTGAGGGGTTTCGTGAGGGGTTAGGGCTGTTGGGTTTCGTGAGGGGTTTTCCACGGACTCGGGCGTACCGGATTGACACCCTGCAGCCCAGCCCCCCACCCCTACCCGGGGGCCCATGTCCCCCAAACGCGACGGAGCGCGGCGAAACGTGGGGGGAGAGGGGTCTTGCCCTCACCAAACGTGCTGCGGGGGGGCACCCACCACCCACGCCGCGCCCCGGGGCACCCTAGATAGACCGCACGCACGGCACCCAGCACCCAGACCCAGCACACACTGCGGCTCAGGCTCTGACATGCCGGGTGAGAGGAGGCAGGTGAGCGTGGCCTGAGCGTGGGCCGAACGTGGCGACCTGCCAGCCGGGCCGGACTTGCGGCCCGATGGGTCGACCCATGACCCCACCCACCTGCCACCACTCACGCTCACACTTGCGTTGCCCCCACCACCTGTGCTACCTTACGGCCATCAGCCACCCCGAGCGTTGAGGAAACGGGGTCGAACTCGCGGCGAACAGGCTCCTCGGAGCCGATGAAAGAACCGGGCGAGAGTCGACAACAGGTGACTGAGCCAGACCGAACGGAGCGCACACGAGGCAGGGGCCACGACCTAAGTGGAACCACCCGATGCCGAGCGCGAGACTCCCCTGCAAGACGACCTGCTGACGGCGACCGAACCAACGGTCCAACGGCGCAGGGCCGGACACTGGGGTCGGACGGACCATGAGAGCGAAAGACCCGAACGGGCCGCTGCACCATCGCCAGCACGGATACCGGCAACGACGACCGGAACGTGACAGCCGAGAGGCTGAGATGAAGCGGGCTCCAAGTAGGCCCCCGGCACCAGCCGGGAAGTAGCCCTGAGCAGGCCGATTGCAAGGCCGCTCCGAGTAGCCCCCACCCCGGGGTCCAGCCGCACGAACACCATCACCATCCCGATGGAGCGACCCTGCTGGAGCCGGTGCGTGGGCCGAACCACCGATGGTCGCCGGGATGCATCACCCGGCCTGATGAGCCCACAGAGGGCGAAACCTAGGAGAACCACCCATGGCCACCATCCGAACCATCCGAACCGTCCGCCCGGCCTACACCGAGAGCGAGGCGTTCGCCGTCGCCGAGGCCCTGAACACGCAGGCCGTCGCCATCCGAACCCGGATGCTGGAGACGGAGCATCGTGCCAAGAACCACCGCCTCAATGGCCGCGACACGGCCAGCGACATCGTCCTGCAGGAACTCCCTCTGCTGACCGCACGGCTCAACGCCGTGAACGCCGCTCGCATCGCTCTGGCCGATGCCATGAACGTCTGAGCCGAAACCCCGAGAGGGGTCGTTCCGACCTGACCGCCCGGAGCCTGATGAGGCTAGGTCACCGCATCACCGAGGAGAACGCCCCATGGCGCTCATCTACCCCAGCAACGTCCAGCCGTTCGCCAACCGCTGGGCGAACCGTGCGGACTACCGTGCGGCCTACGCCGCTGACCAGCCGGACGACCGGTGGGTCGTCGCGGCGAACGGCGACGAAGTCCCGTTCCTGCGCCAGAACCGCTGGTGCATCCGGGTCTGGAACCCGCGCACCGTCACCCACGGCATCCTCGACATCGGCACGGACATCGTGACCGACGAGACGAACCCGTGGGACTAGTCGCCATCCCTGTCGCCGGTCCGTAGCCGAAACCCCCACGGGGGTCGTCCCGCCTGCCGAGCGGGGCCTGATGAGGCTAGGCATCACATCGAGGAGAACCATGGCCACGACCATGCGCACCGAGGACGAGGGTGTCCTCAACATCAACACCACGCCGAACGGGCGGGTCCGCCTGTTCGTCGAGGACGGGTGCGGCGACCGCGCCGTGGTCTACCTGACCGCGACCGAGGCCGAGGCGCTCATCAGCGACCTGCGCCAGCGCATCGCGCCGGTCGAGTCGACGCCGGTCCACACCGTCCGTGGTGGCAAGCCTGCCGCCGAGTTCGGGGCGTACGGCGTGCCCCACGACATGGACTGCCCCGGCTGTCAGGGCACGTCGTTCACCGCATCGCCGCGCAGCGAA